GCGGTGACACGCTCGGCCTGCCGCTGGATCGCGGTGTTCATCAGGAAGGCGAAACTCAGACGTTGCTCGATGGCTTCCATTTGCTGCTGGGCGACACGAAAATCGTTGATCTTGTTCGCTTGCAGGACGCCGATGTCGTCTTCATCACCGACCACGACCGAAGCGTTCGGGGCGTCAGTGAGCGTCTTTTGCTTCGTGGTCGATCCAGGTTTCAGGAGGAAGAGGAGACGGGCAGAGGCGATAGCGCCCTCAGAGAGCGCCTGAGAGAGACCTTCAAGTTGATTGAGGTCGCCGATGTATTCCTCGACGTGACCACGTCCGTAATGCTCGCCGTCGATCTGCGTCCAGCGAAGGGGCAGGAAGGGAGCTTCGGTTTCCTTATAGGAACCGTCGGTGTCCGGGATGCGGGTCTTCTCGATCTCTTGGTAGGTCACATACTTTCCGTCTTGGTAACGGTAGCAGGTGAAGAGTTCGACGTCGGATTCGTCTTTCTGTGGAGCCTTACGGGCTTCATCAACGAGAGCCTTCAGGTCATCCGAGAGACGACCATACTTGAGGCTCTCCTTGATGATGACATCCAGGACCTTGCCGTCGTGATCGCGGCGGACGACGTAGCTGTCCAGGCGGAAGACACGAGCCTTGCCAGCCTTGTTGAAGGTGATCAGGACGTTCCCTGAGACGATCAAGAGCTTCAAGGCTTCGACCACAGGGGACGTCAGGTTTGACTTTGAGATGTCCGTCATGATCGACCGTTCGTGGGTCGATAGAATTTCTTCGACCTCGGCCCGAGCGTCCTCATCTTTGGTGAGTTCTTCGAGTGTGTAATCGTCGATCAAAAGACGGAAGAAGGGAGTATTCGGAGGCAACAGCGCAATCAGTAATTTGTTTGCGAGAGTGTTGACGCCCCGAGCCCCGACCGATTGGTACGGGACATAGAAATCACGGGAACTGTGGAAGCCCTCAGGGGGTAAGAGAGACGGAATAGTCATCTCTGCGCACTTGCGGCCACGCTCCAAGTAGGACATGCGGTCGGCTGCAAGTTCTTCGTACAGCCCCGCGAGAGGCTGTTCAAAATTCATTTATTATCCGGCGATGTTCAGGGAGCCTGAGCTTGCTTTGGGGATAGCGAGGGAGGAGCCAGCCCGGTAGGCTTTGGTGCCTATACGTTTGCGACGGCTTTTCTTCGTCACCTCATCGGTCGCCTCAGGGGCTTCCTGTTCCAAGACAGGTGCAGGGCGTTGGATGGGAGCTGGCTTAGGTGCTTTGGGTGAATTGACGAGACACATCTAGTCTTCCTCAAGTTGTCTGCGGATTTCTTTCAGCCGCCTTACAACCTGTACTGCTCCGTACTTAATCCACACATCCTTTTCTGAAAAATCAGACTTAGTAGGCAGTGTGTCTGGATAGGCAGACTCTAAGTAACCTATAAGTGCATCTGATAGGTCAACCAGTGTAAGGTCTTCCACTGTGTACTTATAAGTGGGACTAGAAACTGAAGTCATCGTCGGACCAATTTCCTTGGCTGGCACCTTTAGAATATTCAGTAGCCCGCGCTTCAAAGAAGTTAGCATGTTCCACACCGTTCAAGATTTCCTCTAACCAAGGCAGTGGGTTTTCCCACACGTCGAACCTTGGGTTTACCCAGAGCATCTCTAGGCGTTGATTTGCGATATACCTGATGTACTGCTTCATCTCGTCAGCGGTCAGGCCCTCGACAGGACCCATCTCGAAGACGAGGTCAATGAACTTGTCCTCAGCCTCGATCACCTTGTCCAACTCGGAGTTGATCCGGGAGACCAACTCAGCGCGGTCGATGTCCTGCTCACGGACAAACTCGTGGAACAACTTGACGATCCCGTTCATGTGAAGGGTCTCGTCGCGCACCGACCAGGACACGATCTGTCCCATCCCCTTCATCTTATTGAAGCGGGGGAAATTCATCAGCATGGCGAATGACGCAAACAAAGAAAGGCCCTCGGTGAATGCACCGAAGACCGCGAGCGTCGTAGCGACATCAAGGGCGTCGTCAGGGTTGAAGCTGGACAGGTAGTCCGACTTCTCTCGCATCTCCTGGTAGTCAAGGAATGCCGAGTATTCAGCCTCAGGCATACCGACAGTGTCCAAGAGGTGGCTGTAGGCCGCGACGTGGATCGTCTCCATGTTCGAGAACGAGGTCAGCATCATGCCAACCTCAGGGTTCTTGAAGAGACGCATGTAGTTACGATGGTAGCAGTCGTTCACTTCGACGTCTGCTTGGGTGAAGAACCGGAAGATTTGCGTCAGGAGGTTCTTCTCAGGTGCCGTCAGGCGATAGTCCCAGTCTTTGATGTCTTCGGACATCGGGACTTCTTCGGGGAGCCAATGGACCTGCTGCTGGACCTTCCAGAACTCGTAGGCCCAGGGGTGTGAGAAAGGCTTATAGGCGCGTCTCTCGGTTACTAGGGGGGTTTGCTTCATGTGAACTCGTAGAGCCTTTGAATAGGTCTCCTATCGTCTTGACGGAGACGTCCAACGCCACCCCCAAGCCGAACACGAGGAACGGGGAGATAGCGAGGAGGAGAAGGACGTCTCGGGACATTACTGACAGACCATGCAGGCTTCGAGTTTCGAGGTGTCGATAGCGCCAGCGGAGATGCTTTGAGCGCGAGCGACAGACTTAGACCTGCAATAGTAAAGCGATTTCACGCCGCGTTTCCAAGCATTAAAATGGACGGCGTTCAGTTCTTTGGTGGTGATGTCAGCGGAGAGGAATAGATTGTTGGATACAGCTTGATCGACGTACTGCGCACGGTCAGCCATGTGTTGTAGCTGCCATTCAGTGCCGATCTCCCAAGCTGTCTTGTAGATGGCCTTCTGGCGATCTGTGAGATAATCGAGGTGCTGCACAGAGCCGTCATGGGCGAGGATGTCGGACCACTGAGCGGCGACCCAGGCATCATCCTTACCGAAGGATCGGAGGGTCTTGTCCAGGTGCTTGTTCTTCACTGTGAATGAACCTGACAGCGTCTTCTGGGTGAACACGTTGGCAGGCCAAGGTTCGATACATGGGCTGGCGTTACCGGCGATCACAGAGATGGACGCGGTCGGCGCGATGGCGGTCACATTGGACCAACGCACAGGGAACTCGGAGCCCTCAGAGTCAGGACACGGGCCAAGCTCCTCGGCAGCCTCACGGTTGATGATAGTCGTGGCGTCCTGAATGAACCGGAAAATGTCCTTGTTCACATCGACGGCCAATGGGTCGTCAAACGGGATACCACACTTTTGGAGGTACGAGTGGAAGCCCATCAGACCGAGACCGATGGAGCGTTCTCGTGTCGCACTGTAGACGGCACGCTCGAACCCTCGGACACCTTCGTTACGGTCGATGAAATCCTGGAGGACGTTGTCCATGAAGTACAGGACGTCACCAATGAACTCTCGGTTCCCCACCCAGTCACCGTAGGTCTCGGCATTGAGTGACGCGAGGCAACAGACAGCCGTGCGATCCTTGTCGGTCGGAAGGGTGATCTCAGAGCAAAGGTTCGACTGGCGGACCTTCAAGCCCATCTCTTGGTGGTGCTGAGGAATCTCCTGGTTCACCGTGTCGATGAACACCATGTACGGCTCGCCGGTCTTCATTCGCATCTGGAGCATCTTGATCCAGAGGGACCGTGCCTTGACTGTCTTGCGGACAGCGCCGTCAGATCGACCGATCAGGTTCCAGTCTGCATCGTCACGGACAGCTTCCATGAAGTCGTCTGTGATGTTGACGCCGTGATGGATGTTCAGTGACTTGCGGTTCAGGTCGCCTTTCGGCTCGCGTATCTCCAGGAATTCCTCGATCTCGGGGTGGTCGATGTCGAGATAGACAGCGGCAGAGCCGCGCCGGAGCGAGCCTTGGGAAATCGCAAGAGTCTGTGAGTCCATGCTTTTGATGAACGGGATGGTGCCGGAGGATTCACCGACAGCGCCCACGCGCTCACCAATACCTCGGACGTCACCCCAGTAAGTGCCGATACCGCCACCACGGGCAGCAAGCCAGATGTTCTCATCGAACGTGTCAGCGATGCCTTCAAGGTCATCCTCGACGTAGTTCAGGAAGCATGAGATGGGGTTGCCTCGGTCGGTCCCGCCGTTTGACAGGATCGGGGTTGAAGGCATGAACCAGAGTTGACTCATGGCGTCGTAGAGGCGCTGTGCGTGAACCTCGTTGTTCGCGTAGAAGGCACTCACGCGGCCAAAGAGGTCTTGGAAGTCCTCCCCCGGTTGAAGGTAGCGATCACGGAGGGTCGCCTTACCGAACTCGGTCAGGAGGTCGTCTCGGGAGCGATCAAGCTCCAAAAGAAAAACCCCGCCGAGACGGGCGGGGAAGGTCTTCAGTTCATTCATTATTGTTCTTGTTTCAGGAGTTTAAGAGAGTTCTCGGAATTGTTCTTCTGAGGCTTCCAAGAGACCGTCGAGAGCATTCAGGGCACCCTCTAGCTCACTCTTCACCGCTCCTAGAAAAACTGAGGCCGTAGCTGCTGCTCCACAGGCCATCATATCTCGGAGCTTCTGCTCTTGCTCATCGCTCAGGTCCAATTCCAGGAAGAGTTCCTCACGGGCTTCAACCACCGCGTCGATCTTGGTGTAGTCAATCATATGCTGATTCCTTCAAATATGTAAGAGTTAGATCGAAGCCGATGACGGGTTCTCGCCGCGTTCCTTAGCGATCAGGAACTCGACATACCGCTTGGCCTTGTAGAGGTCCTCAAGGCCGTTCTTCGCGTCGTACCGGCAGAGGTACTTGATGGCGTTCCCGACAGAGAACCCGAGGTTGTTCAATTCGATGAAGTCGATGGGTTCGATGGTGTGTCGGGAGTAGTGGGCGGGGGAGACTGCCGGAGCTTCCTCTCCTGCTGCATCAACCACAGTCGTATGGGGAAGAGGAGAGATGGCGATTGTTTCTTCGGCATACATACCTTTGTAGCTCAAGAGGATTTCCTTTCGGTCGGGGTCTTGGCAGTCCTGCTCAGGGCGGGCTCCACAGGTGTCGCAGTGGAGCCAAGGGTCAGTGCATCGGAGGGTCATGAGGGAA